ATGCCCCGACCGAAAATGACGCCCGTTGAAGCGACGCAGCAATCTGGCGAGAGCACGATGTTCGAGGAAGCGGAGCAACGCGGATGGACAGGCGATGAGTTACTAGCCCTGCTCAAGCGCGTTGGTGTCATCATCCGCACCATCAACATGAGCGGCAAGAAAATGGAGAACAAGTGTAGGCTTTGTCCTCAAGCCCGCTTGCTCAAGGTGCCGTGTCCGCACGAGCAGATTTGGGAGCTAACCAAATAATGCGTGCACGATTCGCATTACTGTTCTGGTGGTTTTTGCTATACGCCAATGGCAGGGCGACGGTGGTCGGACCATTTCGGGACCAGACACAGTGCGAGAGCATCCAGAAGGAAATGGTTAGCCAATTCTTCTGGGCTACGGCGTGCTGGGACGATACGCAGCAGAATACTCTAAGGCGATGAGCCAACTCCGCAACATCTGCCGCGACAGCTTTGGAGAATTCTATCTCTTACTCAACGAAGGCTACGAGTACGTCGAATTTCAGCAGGAGAGGATTGTGCCCGTGCTGGAGGGAGTCGAATGCGGCGACCTGGACCGCGTGATGATTTTCATGCCAGCGGGACATGGAAAGTCGGACATCGCGACGAAGGCATTCATCCCGTGGTATCTGGGCCGCAACCCGAACAAGAACGCCATCCTGCTCTGCCACACGCAGCCACTAGCCAAGGACTTCGGGTCCCAGATCCGCACGATAATGGCCGACAGTCCGAAGTACCGGCAGGTGTTCCCCGACGTGAACGTCTCTCAGGCCAATCACGCCGCCGACTTCTTCCGGCTGAATAACGGAGGAGCCTTCTATGCTTTTGGCATGGTGGAGTCTGGTGTGACGGGACGCCGCGCCGACCTGATCCTGATCGACGACCCCATCAAATCGCTCGACGATGCCTTGTCGGACCTCGTGCAGACGACGCTCTATAATTCCTACAAAGCTGTGATCAAGGACCGTCTGCGACCCGGCGGGAAGATGGTGCTGGTCGTGACGCGCTGGGCGACGCGCGACCTCGCGGCCCGCATCCTTGCCGACGAAGGTGAGGACTGGAAGATTTTGGTGCTCAAGGCTCAGGAGACGGAACCGGACGGTGAGTACCTTTGGGAATCCTATTACGGAAAAAAGCCCTATGAAGACGCAAAGCGGGACGCATTCATCTGGAACGCCAAGTGGCAGCAGATGCCGGAGCCGCGCCTGATCCAAGGCTTCAGTCCCGACTGGCTGCACTTCTACAACCCACAGGACATGGACAAGATCAACCGCTACAACGCCTATATCTTCGTAGACCCAGCGATGGGGAAGACAGCCGCGCACGACCGCACAGCCATTCTCGTAGTTATCGCTGGACCCGAGAAGAAAGTCTTTCTCGTGGATGCCGTGCTCGACCGACTGGACCCGACGCAGCGGATTGAGCACTTGATTCGACTGACGAGAGTGTGGCGCCCGAAGATAGTCGCATACGAGGAGTACGCGCTGACTGCCGATACGCATTTTATGCGCAAGCGATTCGACGAAGAGAAGCTGACAGACACGCCCATCGTGAGTCTGGGTCGTGCAGCAGTGAAGGGTGGCGGGTCAAAGAGCGGCGGCAGGCTATCGAAGGACGAGCGCATCTACTCGTGGCTCGCGCCGGACTTCCGTGACGGACTCGTCTGGTTGCCGAAACGAATGCTCCGTAAGCTCGAAGACGGCTCTGACTTCGATGTGATCGACTATTTCGTGAATCACGAATTCCTGCCCTACGCCGGAGAGGGGAGCATCGAGCACGACGACATGCTCGACTGCTTGTCACGAATTCATGACCCGAACGTGATGATGGAGTTTGCAGTGTCGGGCAGAAACGCGGAAGCTTACGACAACTATCCGAGCACGGGAAGTTGGGAGTCGAACTACTGATGGATTTAGATAGGCTCGACCTGAAGGAAATCCGCACCATGTCCAAGCTCATCGATACGCTCGGTACGCCCGTCGCCATCGACCGACTCGAATCCAATATCCGCATCTGCGAAGCCGCCTCGACCATGTATCGCGCTCAGTTGGTAAAGTCGCAGGCCCAGAGCCGCGCCCACGGTGAAGACTGATGCCTGATTGGAAAGTCACGATGACTCGCTCCTTGAACGTCAACGGGGCGTCGAAGGCGATTCAGGCCGACCACATGGTGGAGGGAACGACCCGCGATCTCGCCATTCCCATTGGCATCGAGGAGTTATTTGCCCGCGAAGTGGCTAACGGCTTCAAGTTGGTGCCCCAGCAGGCTGTGGACTTCTGGCACGAGAAGAAGAACACGGGCGGGATGCTGTACGAGATACTGTCGGAGTTGGAGAACAACTGGGGCCTGACGTTCGGTATTGCCGACGCCGCTGAAGAGGTTGCGCCGCCGCCGCAGAATCACGCACGCACGAACGGGCATCAGCCACAAGTGGAGGAGCTTCCCGACCTCGATACGATGCTCAAGCATCAACTGCAAATCTTGCAGGACCGAAACGGGGCGCTGAACGTCACCATCGACAAGGCGACGGCGGAGCGCGATCGGAACGAAGCGAGCATCATGCGCATCGCGCAGTTTCTCGGACCGGAGATTCGGCTAGTCGGCGCCAAGTCCATGAAACAGATTGCCGAAGAAAAGGCATTCCCGATAACGCCCGCGTTATGTGAGGTGAGTCAGCCCGCCCAGAAGAAACGCGGACGCCCGCCGAAGGCGCAGCCCAATGTTGAATGACGATACCGCTCGCGCCGTTCGCCGCTGGAAGAAACGGAAAGTAGAGAACATCTGCGAGAAGGTCTACCAGGAATTCTACAAAGAGATCCAAGTCTACGGCACGATGAGCGCCGAGGAAATCCTGATCGTCGGCCTCGACTTGCTGGAGCGCTGCACAATTCAGCCGCTGTTGCGGATGGGGAAGGACGAGGACCAGCAGATATTGCGCGAGAGCATCATCTACCAGATAGCGGCTATGTTGGGAGTCGATCCGAAAGAGGAAGGTAATTGAGGTAAACGAGGATGGGCGGTGGCGTAGGTACTTTGGGTCTACCCCGTGGTCTCCCCAGCGATGAAATAGTTTCGCTCACTCCGCAAATGGAATCGGGAGAACCGGGGATCACCGGCCAAGTCGTCCCCGATGCCGGACTCCCGCGCAAAGTGAGATGGGCCACTAGAGAGATCGTCAAGGCAGAGCCGCACGTCATGGCGTGGCGCGAGCAGGCTCGCGATTGCTATCGCTTCCGCGACGGGCACCAACTTTCATCCGAAGACGCGCAGATTCTTAGGTCTCAGAAACGACCCAACACCGCCTTCAACGAGATTCAGAAGTTCCTCAAGTTCGTGTCGGGTATCGAACGCCGCACGCAGCAGGCACTGCTTTACCTTCCGCGCAACATGGACGACCAGCAGGCGCAGATTCGCGGTGAGTGGAAGACGAAACTTTACGAGTGGTTCATCGACCAGAGCAAAGCGCAGTACGCCAGAAGCCGCGCCTTCGAGGACATGATAGTCGGCGGCCTCGGCTTTGTAGACATCGGAGTCTCGAAGGCCATCAACCCTCATGGCACTCCGCGCTATAGCCGGATCGATTCTTCGCAGATGCTATGGCCGGAAACCGACGCCGAGAATCTGATCGGATCGAAGTGGCTGGCCCGCGAGAACCACATGGACGTGGTGGAGGCGATCGACAAGTGGCGTGATAGCGCTATGTTTCTGCGCGCTGCCGCTGGAGGCGCAGCCAACGAAGATGCATTTCCCGACTTCGGTCGTGGTGCGGGACGCCCCATCCAGTACGTCGTGCCGTGGATTATGACGGAGCCGCTCAATAAGAACGGCGGCGAGATGTCCGGGAAGCCCGGTAAGGTCGCTATCTGCGAGTTCCAGTTCTACGAAGACGACGAGGGCTATTACTTTTTCGATCCGCTCGAAAAGAATGATACCTGGCTGAATACATCGGATTATCGCAAGTACAAGACTCGCCTCGCGCGCATGTTCGATGCCGAGATAACCGATTTCACAATCATGCGGAAGCGGGTCTACAAGCGGATGTTCCTGTTGCAGCGCCGCATCCTGCTCGAAGGGCCGACGGAACTCCCAACCAATTCCGAGAATCCCAACTACACGTTTCTCGCGATGACAGGGACGTGGGACCCTGACGACAAGTGCTTTTACGGAATTACGCGAGTTCTGATGGACCCACAGCGCTACGCGAATGCGTTCTTCCGGCAGGTGCTGGAAGTGATGGGAGCGAGTACAAAGGGAGGCTACTTGGCGGAGTCGGGCGCGATAACACCTGCTCAGAAACATGACATTGAAGAATCAGGTTCTCGTCCCGGCTCCATCAACATCGTACAGCCCGACGCCATCCGCACCAATCGAATCCTGCCCAAGACCATCCCGCAGATGCCGCAAGGCTCCCTAGCGGTCCTTCAATTCTGCATCGACGCCATCGAAAAGGTGGCAGGCATCTCGACGCAGATGATGGGTAGTGCCGTTCAGGGTGCGGTTCCGGGGGTGTCGCTTAGGCGCCAACTCACATCGGGCATGGTGCTGCTCGCCGCCGCATTCGATAGTTTGAGTTTGTTTCGTCAGAGCGAAGGCTACGTTGTCGCTGACTTTCTGAAGCTCATTGCCGACGACCGGAAGGTGACGATTGGCGGAGCCTTTGATGCGCAGTCGATTCAACTAAAGAAAAGCATCTTCGAGGAGTACGACGACATCATTCTGGACGAGTCGGATCAGGACCCGAATCTCCGCCAGCTCTATACCGACTCGATCCTCCAGATCGCACCTATGCTGATCCGCACTGGCAACTTCTTCCCCGAGCTGCTCGACTACCTGAACCTGCCTGTCCAGATCCGTCAGAAACTCAAGCAGGGCATGGAAGAATCCAAGAAGCAGCAGATGGACATGATGATGCAAGGCATCGGGCAGCCGGGACGTGGTAAGCCACGCGGCATCGAAGAGATCAAGGCGCAGAACCAACTCACGCAGGCCCGCGCAGCGGAGCACGGAGCGAAGGCGCTCAAGTTGCAATCAGAAGCGAAGCTCCAGATACCGGCGCAGGCACAGGCGACCATCAAGGGCATCCGCCGCGACGACATGAAAGCGATCCTCGATTCGCTGATGGAGCTTCACAAGGCGAAAAAAGAAGAGAATGCGCGCAAGGCTGAGTATCTGCTGAAGGCTTTCGACACGACAACGAACATGGTGGGGACGTTCGGCGGACTGGCGAATGACCGCTTAAAGGCGCGGAACGGCGGCTCAAGTGACTAAGCCCTATTACGAGCGAGACGGCATTACGCTGTACAACCGCGATTGCCGTGAGATGTCGTGGCCGTCTACTTCGGTCGTGTTCACGGGACCACCCTACTTTGAGGACCCCGCCGTAGCGGGGCAGGTGATGCACGGTTTGTTCGCCGAAGTGATTATCTGTCAGTGGAACGAATATTCGCGGCCGCCGGTAGAAATGCCGCTGATGGCAGCGCACGCGTGGATCAACAACGATGCGCAGGGGCTTCGCTACCAGACGTTCTGCCATTACGGCTACGGCCCGCGCATCCGCTCCGAAGTACTGCAATATCCAAACGTCAACGACGGCACGCACCCGCACCAGATTCCGGTGGCGTTGATTCAACGGCTTTTGCTCAAGACTCCGCCTGAGTTAGTGGTCGTCGATCCGTTCTGCGGGGCAGGAAATACGCTGCTTGCAGCGAAGGCGTTCGGGCGTAAGGCGATAGGCGTGGAAATCAACGAGAAGTGGTGCGAGCTGGCGGCAAAGAGGTTGAGCGGTGAAGGTTGAATTTTACACGACGACCGCGATGGAGATTGCCCACTACGCGCCCATCGTGCGTGCATTATCGGCGCTGGGCGTGGACGCCCACTTCGTCTCTCCGCAGTTACAGCCGAAGGCGATGGCGTGGGGCTGGGATGACGCCGACCGCATCGAGGCGCTACTGACTCAACTGAATCTGCCGTGGACGAAGCGGCCCGATTTTAACGCTGATGCTGTGGTGACGATTCAGTCCGAAGACTTCGTAGACCAATACATCGGCACGCGCATACGCATGACCTACGGCGTGGGGCTGATTCCGCCAGCAACCGTCACCAACGACAGCAAGCCATTCGATTACCACTTCGTTCATGGCCCTTTCAATCAGCGGGTGCAGTTTCGGTATCACGCACTGCCGTCGCCCGACCTGCCTCAAGACCGAGTGAAGGTAATTGGCTATCCGAAGTTTGATGAGTGGTTTCGCGATCCGCAGCGCATGTTCAATATCGCCGCGACAGAGTATCTGAAGAACGACAAGCCGGTCCTGCTGTGGCTCCCGACCTGGGGGCGCTCGTCATCCATCCCGCGCTACGCCGATGCCATCTTTGCCCTAGCCGACAAGTACCACATCTGGGTGAGGCCGCATCACGGCACTGTCCATTGGGAACGCGACCGCATGGCACTGCTGGCCGAAGGCCCCTGCCGCGTGCTGGACTTCGATGGGCCGTGCGAACCTGCGTTCGCTGCCGCGTCTATAGTGCTGGCGGACTTGAGCAGCGGAGCGTTCTGCGAATCGCTCTTTCTGAGAAAGCACGTCGTTGCACTGTCGGCCTATTCCGAGTCGGGGCGGTTACTAGTGCCTTATGTGCAAGGGCACTATCCGATCTGTTGGGACCCGGATCGGATTGAGCGGTTCATGGACAAGCAGGAATGGCTGTTAGAATCTGGTTGGCGCGATAGTATCCGTAGCGAGCTGGTCGATTCCTCCTGCGGCGCAGACGGGCCACGCGTCGCCGAAATCATCATGGAGATTCTCAATGCCTGAGATTATCAAGGACTCCATCCTGATCGGCTACGTCTGCGGCAGTTCGGTGGACCCTGAGTTCATGCCGTCCGTGTTCAACTTCATGAACTACGACTCCGACATCCGGCACGGCGGGCGGCGCTCGGTGCTCGGACTGTTCAACGAGCCAGGTTCCTTCGTGGATGACAACCGCAACAAACTGACCCGCAAGATGCTGACGACTCCCGCCGAATATTTTCTGCTGCTCGATACCGACACCATCATCTCGCCGCCCGCTCCCTACTTGTTGCTCGACGTTGCCAAGGCGAGAAACTGCAAGATTGTCGTTGGTCTTCAATTTTCCTTTCTCACTGATGGAGGGTTGTTGCCCATCTGGTACGACGGAGTAGCCGACAACGGCGAAGTTCGGCAGGTGGGTAAGATAGAATTCGGCACGACGCAGCCACTGGTGGCGGCAGGCTTGGGATGTGCGCTCATTCATCGCGAAGTATTCGAGGCATTCCTGAAAGTCCCGAAGTGGCGCAACGATAGCTGGACATGGTTCGGACGTGACCAGTACGGACCCGTCGGCGATACTGCGCATCTCGGCGAAGATGTGACGTTCTGTCTTCGGGCAAAGGAACTTGGCTTCGAGATGCTGGGCCATGCAGGGGTCGAGGCGCGGCATGCTAAGCGATGGGTTGTGGGCTTCGAGGAGTTCAAGATTCTCTATCAGGCTAACTACAAAGGCGTACGAGGCGATGCTTGAGTTGGGCGGCATTCTGGATCGTACAGGACGGTGAGATGGGCGAAGAAGATTGGTCGTTCATGGTCAAGTATTGGGGAATATGAAGCCGGTTGAAGAAGTGACGGCGTGCGTCTGCGACTACGGAACGTTTATTAGCGTGGCTGAAAAACTCGCTGAAACGATGGAGAAGGTCTACTACTTCTCGCCATTTGAGACTGAGTATCAGGACATTCGTGCATGCATTAACGGTGAAGGCCTCTCCAAGGTTCAACGACTAGACAATCCGCTTGATCCGACCATCCTACCCGACATTGACTTATTCGTGTTCCCCGATATCGGCTTCTCTGGTCTGCAACGTCACCTGCGCGACATGGGCAAGGCAGTCTGGGGCCATTGCGGCGCATCAGACCTTGAACTGTACCGTGATTTTTTCCTAGCAACGTTGGAGGAAGTCGGTCTGCCCACCATCCACTCCCAAGAATTGGTCGGGCTGACGGCGCTTAACGAGTACCTGAAGGACGAAGAGAATCAGAACAAGTGGGTGAAGGTCTGCCGCTACCGAGCCAACATGGAGACATGGCACCATCAGGACTACCGCACCAGTGTTCGCTCGCTCGATTCGTTGGCCGTCATCTTCGGCGGCGCAAAAGAGACGGTCAAGTTCGTAGTACAGGACGATATCAAATCCGACATGGAAGTCGGATATGACGGGTGGTGCATCGACGGGCAATATCCATCGCATTCTTTTCAGGGGTATGAAAAGAAAAATGAATTGTACCTGGGATCGGTGCTGTCGGCGAAAGATCTGCCCGAAGGGATTCAGGTAGTGAATGCGGCAATGGCTCCCGTGCTTGCGAACTACGGCTATCGAAACTGGTGGGCGACCGAGATTCGGATGGCCGACGGCATTCCGTATTTCATTGACCCGACTCCACGCATGCCGGGGCAGACCGGAGAGCATCAACTGGAGAGCATCGCCAACTTCGCCGATATCATCTGGGCGGGAGCCAACGGCATCGTGCTGAGACCTCAGTTCCGGTGGAAGTTTGCCGCCGAAGCGACGCTACATTACGAGCTGGAGCCGAAGGACCGCGCCATCAACGACGAGTGGAAAACTCTGCCGGTACCGGAAGAAGTACAGCGATGGGTAAAGCTCTATTACTACTGCCAGATAGACGGCGTGTATCACCTGATGGCGAAGAACACCGACGAAGTAGGGGTAGTGATTGGCGGCGGCAACGACATCGACGAAGCGATTCACAACCTGATGGAGCATCTAGAAATGCTCAAAGGGTTGCCGGTGCATGCGAATCTGGTGGGCTTTGCGAGCTTGCTCGGAAGCATCGAAGAGGCCGAAGAGCAAGGCCTGAAATTTGGCGGCGAGATTCCTGACGCGGATATTATTCTCGACGAGGCATAGATAAATGGCAGACGAAAAGCCGAACATAGACGCGGTATTGACCGAAGAACAAAAGCTGGCGGCGGAACTGGAGAGCCTGAAGAACGCTGCTCCACAGGGCACGCCACCCGCAGAAGCAGCGGCAGCGGAGCCTGTTCCTGCCGAGCCTGAGCCGCAACCTAAACCAGAGCCAACACCGGAACCGAATCCCGAAGCCAAGGTCGAGACTGATGAGGAGAAGGAAGCGCGGACCAAGGGCCGTGCGTTCCAGTTGCTCCGTCAGCGTGAGAAGGAATTGGCCGAGGCTCGCGCCGAACTCGCGCGGCGGCAGGCGGCGGCAACCGAACCAGCGAAAGAGCCGAGTTTCGAGGATGCGCCCGCCGACTATCTCAAGAAGAAAATCGAAGCGACTGAAGCGGAACTTCGACAAGTTAGAGCGGAAGAGCAGCGACGCAACTACATCGACGGTATCAAGGCACAGGAGGTCGTATTCGCAAAGGACCACCCGGACTACTTCAAAGCGACCGATTACCTGATCGACAAGGATACAAAGCAGTGGGTGCGTTCGGGTCTTTCGACACGCGACACGAATATCGTAATCAACACGGTGCGAGAATATGAACGCACACAGAATCCGCAGTATAAGCCTTGGTATGACGCTGTGCGCGGGCGGGTGAACGATCCCGGCGTTATCGCCACAGCCGAGAAAGAAGGACGCGATCTTGAAGAAATGGCGGCGTTCGTCGTAGCCCGCGATACATGGCTGACTACGCGGCGCGATCTCTTGGCTGAGGGCGCGAAGGCGGAGGGGCGATCGGTGGCGGAAGTGGCCTACGAGGAAGCGGTGGATCGCGGCTGGTCGGCCAACGAAAAGGGCGCGAGCAAGAACGAGCAGGCAGCGCTCCAGCGGGTGCGGCAGGCGAAGGAAGTGGCGACGGCGAGCCAGAGTCTCAGCGACTCGGCCACGGCAGAGCCGACTCCTGAAGTCCGGGTGCTCCGCAATCGCCAGCAAATCATGGACCTCGACGAGAAGTCGCTGGACGAACTGATTAAGAGTGGAGCGTATAAGGAACTTTAATGGCAGATATAATTCCACCGTCGATGACAGAAGGGCAGCAAATCTTCGCCAGCTACATGCCGCCGATGCGCGAGAAGGACGGCTCATGGCGTATCATGGTGACGGTGAGCACGGTGCCTCCGAATATCCAGATGATCGCCTATGGTGAGTTCCGGGTAGCGACACGCGACAGCGGTATTGCGCTCGGCGAGGCCATCAAGGCAATCGTGGCGAAGGAAGTGCCGCCGCCCATTCATACGGCGAACGGAAACTGAGGATTGTGCGCGCGTGAAAAAGTTTAGTGGGAATGCCAAGCAGCGACGGGTTGCTTCGCGACGATGGGAGAGCGAGGCAACGGCGTGGCGTGCGTTGATAGAAACGGGGCAGGAAGCAGCGGCGTCTGTGGGATCGATTTTTGCCGACGATTGCCCAGTCTATAACAACGTGATTATTGGTGAGTGACCATGCAAACTAACTACCGTGGTGCCGTAGGCCAATTTCCCATTGATGCACGAGCCATCTGCATAAACTGCAAGGAGAAGCTCAGCAAGAAGCATGGATTGAATCGCAACCGTCCCGACCAGCCACCAACCGTGATGGGCTGGTTTCTCGGCGATACGGGGCCGCGTTGCGTGTGGTGCCACAAGGAAGCATGGACCGACGCGGAATTCTGGAAGCGCACGGGCAGCAGCGAGTACCGGGCGGGGCGATTCGACCTGAATTGGGATTTCAGGCCGAAAGAATTCTAGTCTTTGTATTCCGCTACGAGCCTTCCGATTCTCTCCGACGTTCGCGAGTAGGTCGCAATCAGTAGCGGCTCGCCGATGGTGCGTGCGGCCTTGAGCGCAGCTTCGGGACTATTCCAGAAGTGGAAATTACCATCATCGTAAGTCATCCAGATTATTTCTGGAAACGCCACGCGAACGGGCTTGGTGTTACGGGGTACGAGAGCTTTTGGTTTCTTCTTTTTCATTTTACGTGTTTCCATACTAATCCTCGACGAACTGCCATGACGGTGTGCTGACTGATTCCGAAGTGACGACCAATACTGCGCTGTTTCCAGATACCGCATAAGTGGCGTATGCAAACGACTTGCGGGGCGGTGAGCTTGGACATGCCATGGCGTTCGCCGCGCGGGTGCGTCCGTAGTCGGGACGCGCGATTGCTTCTCCAAGAGTGGTGTTGATTTTGTGTTAACGAGTTCCATTCCAGATTTTCGAGAGCATGATTTTTACGATCGCTGTCAATGTGATTGACCTGCTCCAGATCGTCGGGATTCGGAATGAACGCCTTAGCGAGTAAGCGGTGTACGGAGCATTGGTATCTTTGCCGCTTGTTATAAAGCGTAACAGATGGGTAGCCGCTCGCATTCAGCCAAGGAGTCAGAACTGTGATGCGGGCGACGATGCCTCTGCGGCTTATCCAGTAGTCTTCGTGATCCTCGACGCAGGCCCAACTCTCACCCGTGGCCTGTTCCAATAAGGACTTTTGCACTTCGGGCAGCGAACCGGCTCCTTTGTTGTGTTCACCCATTGATGCCCACAACGATAACATTCAACGCCGCTGATTGCAACCCGCTTCGGAGTAATTGCTGTAGTTGGCATGGAACGAATAGTACGTACTTAGATAGTCCTTGCGCAACCGTGTGTAAAGGTGATTGGAGTGTCGATAGCTGGAATCATTCACGCCAAGGGACGTTGACCCTGAAAGATGAATGTCGCGCGCTGTCCTAGCGGAACAGGGCAAATGACTGAGAGAGGCATCGGCCTGACAAGTTGTTTGACTCTGTTAACTAGGAGAGAGATTCATGGCAGAGACGATTGTCGCAAGCGGGGACGCCGCCGCGGTGGTGATCTATTCCCGTAGGGTTTTCCTACAAGCAATCCACACTCCCGTTCTCGCCAAACTGATGGCGCCGGGACTCAACGCCCGCGATCAGACAAGCATCGTCCAGCTATTTGACGAGCCGCTGAAGGGACCGGGCGACACCGTAAAATTCGATTTTCTGCCCAACCTGACGGGACCCGGCGTCATCGGTGACGCCCCGATCTCAGGTCAGGAAACGGCAATGACGTGGCAGACCACGTCCTTCACCATCAACCAGCAGCGCAATGCAACGCTGATTGTCGGCAAGATGTCGCAGCAGCGGGTGCCGTGGTCCATGCGGGACGCGGCATATGCGCAGCTGGCGAACTGGGTGAAGACTATCATCGACGCAGGCCTGCTCAATCAGGCGGCGTGCAACACGAACCAGACCAACGTCGCGTACACTGGGCTGAACACTCCGGCGACCATCGACTCGTCTCACCAGATTTTCGCTGGTACTGCGACCTCAGACGGGACGCTGACCTCCTCGATGATCATGGACCTCGAACTGATTACAGAGGCGGTTACCAAGGCGCAATCTACTCTGATCTTCCCGATCAAACCTCCGGTAATCAAAGGCGTCGAAGTGGCGGGGATGCTGTTCATGCATCTGACCCAAGTCCGCGACCTGAAGAACAACTTTCAGGCCGGTGAGTGGGGAAACATCTTCGGCATGGCGATGCAGGGCGGACAGGTCACTGGCAACCCGATTTTCACTGGAGCAATCGGCGTTTACGAGAACGTCGTGATGCACGCGGATGCGAACGTGCCGTGGGGCAGCTCGACGCAGAACCAGATGATGACCGCCACGGGACAGCTTGTCGCGGCTCCGACCGTGCTCGGGGTGACCAGCGTGGCACGGGCAGTCTTCATGGGCGCACAGGGGCTCGCTATCGCGTTCGGCTCTGCCGATAACATGGAAGGGAAACCCCTTCGGGTGCGGTGGTACGAGGAAATTCTGGACGCTGGCAACCAGCTTCGGGTGACCGGAGGCCTGATTTGGGGGTGCGCGCAGCCGCAGGTCACGATTAGCGGGACCGCACAGAACTACGCCACAATCAGCATCGACACTTGGGCTGCGCCATGATCGCGGGAGAGTAAAAGACAAATGGCAAACGCATATTACGCGACGACCTTTAACGACAACCAGGTATTCATACCGGGGATCATCGGCGCTTTCGTGCGTCCGTTTTCCTTCAACCTGACTGCGACCCTCAATGGCGGGGCGACTCCTGTTGGCTTCGTCGTCAATGACACGGTTGCTCTCGCATCCTTCGGCTACAAGCAGGGCGCTGGCGGCGTCATGGTGCTCGGCTACCGGGTGAACGTTCCGGCATTGGATACGGGCACGGCATCGGTAGTCAGTATCGGCGACAACAACGGCACGGCAGGAGCCTTTCAGGCGACTTACTACGCCACCAAGGCGGCGGGTCAAAGCTCGTTGGGCACCGTGTTCGATTCGCTGTGCGGATTCAACGGAACCACGACCACGCCGTTCCTGCCGGTGGCATTAACCAGCAACATGCCGCGTTCGTATACGACTTCGACGGTCACTTCGACTTCGACGCCGTATACCGAAGGGCCACTGTTCATCCTCAAGGTGACGACCGCACCGACGACGGCGACAACGACCGGACTGATCACGGGCTATGTGCTCATGCAGCCGATTGGCACGCAGTCGGTAACGTATCTCAACGGAGCAACGAATTAATATGCCGACTCTAATCGAGAATCGACAGACGGAAGCCCTTGAGGCTATCGCGCAGGCGTTGCAGGCGCGTCTCCATCCCGAAGCGCTGGTAATCACCCATCGTGCGCGCGTGAACCATGCGCTTGTATCGGCGGGACAGGACGCCGAGTCGGGCGACTGGAGCGTGACTACCGAGAATCCGAATACGGGTCAGCGCAAGGTGGCGGTGCTCAGCGCCAAGGAATTCGCGACGCAGTACGAGGCTATCACGCCTGACGGCAAGGTGGTGGAAGAGCCTCCGGTCCCGTACCGGAACAAGGCCAGTCAGGAAGTCGTGCAGGTGCAGAAGGCGCATGACGGGAACTTGGCCGACAACCTGTACGTCGTGACTCATGCAGACGGGCGCCCCGAAGAGCGCATCACCGAGCAGGCATTGGGAGAGAGCTATGAACAAGCCTCCTGATTTCACCAGCGGGCTGGGTGGCTACGGCCCGTGGCCCGACACCGATCCACCGGGTGTGGGCGCAGACCCGAGTCCGTATTACAAGGACGGGTACGCCAATCGGGCACCAGCGGGAACGCACTACGAAGGACCAGCGGATTACTGGATTGATTGCATGGTGTATCCTGACAGGAGCTATGCGAACAGCGAGCCGATGGCGGACATGCTCGACCACAACTCGCGGTTCTTTCGCGTGAGCGAAGGTAACATCACGGGCAAGAAGCCCGGACCTGAGAACTAGGAGTAAATCATGGCAGGCAAATTCAATCTGAAGTCGGGCACGGAGTACCTTCCGAAGTACAACTGGGAACTCGGCATGAATGACGACCTCGCCTACTCGGATCGGGCGGGCTGGACGACATCGACCGAGATGTTGTGCGGTGGCGTCGGCATGGAGTGGGATGACCTCGGCGCTCTGGAAGTCGGCAACCAGTACGACCTCGACCCGATGAGCGAAGAGCGTGGCAAGACTACGTTCTCGGATGGCGTGCCGACTGCAATGGGCCACATCGGCATCATGGCAGCTGAAGGCGCTCCGGGCATGCAGATGACCGAGCGCACTGTCGGCGGAAAGAACGTCGATCTGAGTTCGCCGCAGACCTACAACAAAATCGACGCGAACAAATACAAGGGCTGAGCCGTGCCAGCGAAGAGCGAAAAGCAGCGTGAGGCGATGGCGATCGCCGAGCATCATCCCGAAAAGCTCCACAAGGAGAACAAGGGGATGCTCGACATGTCGCACAAGCAGCAGCACGACTTCGCGTCGAAGCCAATGAAGTATCACGGCGAAGGCAGGAAGGCTCATGGCTAGGACGAAAGGCGTAGACCTCGGGCTGGACAAGCCGGACAAGATGTCGAGCGTACTCGGCTCGCCGCCGGGTGAGATCGATGGTTGCATGGATCAAGGAATCGGGGACGCCGCTGTTGAGGCCGACTTGGACCCCGGCAGCGGCACCCAATCTGGCAGTCATCCAGCAAAAACGCAGAGCAAGATTATGCGGTTCTTCGGATAGTGAGGCGTGAGTGGCAGCATTCACATGGGCCGACCTGATCGCTCAGATTTCGTTCCGTCTGAATCGCACAGACTTGCCGGATTTGTTCGTCCGCCAGATGCTGGCAGAACGCGTGGATTTTTGGGGACCCCAAGTCCTTTACTCGTCTGAAGTAGTCAACACCGACATCGTTACGAATCCGGGGCAGCAGTTCTATCCGCTGCCTCGTGGTTGCCAGAAAGTCCGCTACGTCCGAATCCTCTACGGCGGTATCTGGATTCCCGTTTACTTAGCGGACCATTACGACGACATCCTCTACGCCGATCCGCTCCAGCCGCCGTTTACTTCACTGCCGGTGACGCTGTGCGCCGTGCTGGGCAACCAGATTCGATTCTTCCCAACGCCATCGTCGAACTTTCCTGCCGAACTTACGATGGATCAAACTATCGTTGAGCCGACACAGGATACCGACTCGACGAATTTCTGGGTGACGGATGGGCGAATGCTCCTCATCAACTCGACGTGTGCTGAGATTTGCCGTGAGTATCTGGACATCGAATTGGGGCCGCAGAGTCCACGGATACAAGTCTACGATCAGAACACGCAGGCGGCGCTGGCGCAGATCCAGATTCGCACGCATGAAATGACAACGCCCTCGATTATGAAGCAGCACATTTAGATGGACACGGCAAAGGCAGCAACAGTGATGCGGATGGTGGTCTACGGCAGACAGAAGCAGGGCATCAAATCATCCGATTGGGTCGCGATAGGGCACGTCATCATGGAGAAGATGGAGGCGATGCCGGAGAACTCGACAGCCAAGGACATCGCCATCGCGGTACTTGAGAATAAGTAGATGCCGCTTCAACCACTGCTTTTCACTGACTTCGCACCGGATTTGGACACGGTGACGAGTCCGGGCGCCTGCACTGATATGTCAGGGATGTATCCCGTTCAAAGCGGTTTCTATCGGACCATGCCGGGCTTGCAGCAGGTAGCGACAGGGCTACCGACCACGGTCCTTGGTGGCTACGCAGGGCTTCTCATCGACCAGCCCGTGAGCGTAGCGGCGACGCAGCGCGACCTTTGGATTTACCAGAACGGCTTCTACGTCAATTCGGCGCTCGCACTTCAGACCACGCAGAACCGCAGGCGATTTGCTACCTACGGCAATCTCATCATCGTCGTCGATGGCGTGAACGTGCCCTATTACTATTCCAGCGGCTTTGTTGTTCCAGCATTCCAGCCGCTTCCGGGGTGGCCCGGTAACTTCGGCACGGTGCAACCGTCCATTGTCGAGACGACCGACTACGCGACCATTCTGGTTCAAGCTAACTCGCAGGTACTGTGGTCGAGTCTCAATCCTACGGGGCCGTACATTCCGAGCGTGCCTGCTCAAGTTTACCAATACAACCTCGGCCAGATAGTTGGCGACATCACCGCCGTCCACCGACTTCGTTCTTTGCTCGTGGTCTATCGGCAGAATGCTTTTCAGTGCGCGACATTCGTTGGTGTCGATATTGGCTGGGACTTCGGCTCCCCTGGTACGATCTCCGAAGACATCGGTGCGGCAGGCAACGAGTGCGTCATCAACACGGGCGACTACCACTACATCTGGGGGCCTGACGACTTCTGGCAATTCGACGGCTACAACCTCAACCGCATCCCGAACAACCTGAAGCAATTTATCTTCCGGGATCTGGATCAGGAATTCTTTGCTAATGTGGCTGGACGATACGACATCAACCGCACGCTCGTCTTCTGGCACTATCCGAGTGTCAACGCCAACCCGCGCGGCACGCTCGACTCCTACGTGAGCCTGAACCTCCGCACAGGAAAGTGGGGCTTCGGACGGCTGACGATTGACCTGCCGCTAGGCGGTGTCATGCAGGACCCGATCTCGGCACAAACGACACCCGACACAGGAGTCTTCCTGCCCGACCACAATCTCTACCTGTACGACGAGCTGGCTCCGTTCACCGGCCCCGCACACATCACGAGCAACGACTTCGGCGACCGCCACATGGTCTATTCGACCCGGCGTCTCCGGCCCGGTTTTGCGCTGTATCCCGTGCCACCGATTCAAGTACCAACGCCCGTGCTGATCACTCCGTACGTGCAGATGCAGAACACAGGGACTCCGCCGGTCGCAGCATTCAGCATACCCATCGCGCCCAGCGGTTTTGGAGACCTTAAAGTGACGGGAAGACTCACGCGATTCCGATTGGATCTGTACGGGACGTGCGAACTGGCTCAAGGCGATATCGACATTTCCGTGACAGGAGCGATCTGATCTTGTGCTCTATCAGCCACAACTACCACGACCGCAACCCGTCCAGCGGGCCAAGAAGTGGGACGACATCTGGAACGGCTTCACGACCCTATCGAAACAGAACCAGAATCTCGTCCAGTACCTCCAGAACTACCTCACGCAGGTCTACAACTGGCTCGTTCCTCCGAAGGTCAACGTGTCGATGGCGTTGCCGCCCTACACGGTCAACGGCACCGATGCGTTCATTTATTCAGCAGGCGGAACGATCCAGCTTCCAGCAACCAGCGGGAGCGGGCGCGTGATCACCATCAAGAATCTCGACATGGGGAGCGTGCCCGTTGTAATCACGCCGACTGGTACGGATACTATCGACGGACAGCCGACTTATGCCCTCGGCCCATTGTATGAGGTGATTTCTCTGGTGGATGCGACGGCGGGACAATGGATGATCTACTGACCAACGGAGCAGTGAAGGAAGCGAAGCCTTATCGGCTCGTGCTGTGCAATGCCGAGTTGGTGAAGGACTCGTGGCCCTATATTAATCGGGGACTCTTACGCATCAAGCAGAAGGACAAGCGATCGGGCCAGTGGATTCCCGAGCACGTCCGCCAGCGTATCGAAGCAGGTCTCGTAGGCCGCATTTTCTGTGAGTGTTACCTGTGCGTCGATGAGTCCAGCAATCCGGTGGGCTTCTGTGTGGTCACCAGCGGTCCCGATGAATTCGTTGGCGTGCCGCTATCGCTTTTCATGTGGATCACCTACTGCACGGCACCGATGGACAAGGTGCTGCCAGCGGTGATGCCGACCCTACTCCAACGGAAACGGGAGCTGGGGCTGCGCTACATTGACGGCGTGAGTTCTCGCTTTGGCTGGATGAAGAATCTGACCAAGCAGGGGTTCCGCATCCATCAATACATTTTCCGACACGAGGAACCATGAGCGGCGGTGGCGGTAGTTCTGGATGGAATGGTGGGATGGGCATGAATCCCGGTGGTGGTTTCCAAGGTCGCGGTGGTATGCAGGCTCAGGCCACGAGTTCTCCTAGTGCGATGGGCATGAATATGAATCAGGCTCTGCAAAGCGCACCGGGACAGTTTACAGCCACGCCGGGGCAGATCAGCACAGGTGCAGGCGGTGGACAAACGCCGTTGACGCCTCCCGGTAACACGTGGGGCGGTAATCAGGGCGGTGTACCGGGCGGATACGCTGGCGGGCAGATGCCGAACTTCTCGGCTCTCAATAGTTTGCGAAATGTTGGGATGCCGAATCTCAGTGGCATCAGCGGTATGGGAAAATGAGTGGCGGCGGAAGCGGCACCCAATCTTCGACCACGACTACTTCCTTGCCGAAGTGGGAGCAGCCCTACGCGAAGTCTTATCTGTGGCAGTTGGGGCAGCTCGTTGATCCGGGCGGTTCTCTCGCGCCATATAACCCCGCCCTCAATCAGCAAGTAGCTCCATTCAGTAGCGCACAGAATCAAGCGCTGGCATTAGGGCAGAGCCAGACTGGAACGGCGCAAGGACTCGCAGGACTTGGAGCGGGCGAGAACGCCTATTACGCATCAGGGCTGGCGAATAACCCTTCGACCAATCCGAATCTCGCAGCCTACGCGAACGCTGCGGCAGGACCTCTCGTCCAGAACTACCAGCAGGCCGTGCAGCCGTCGTTGCAGGCGCAAGCGGAACAATCCGGTACGCTCAATTCGTCGGGATTTAATCAGGCGCAATCGAATGCGCAGTATAACTTGGGCCAAGGGCTAGCGACTCAGAACGCCAATATCTACGAGCCTGCTTACCAGCTTGGAACGCAGGAACAAATGTCGGCGATCCAAGGAACCCCGGCTCAGGTGCAAGGACTCTACGGCCCAACGCAGGCACTATATGGATTGGGGGCGACGCAGCAGCAGCAACAGCAGAATGTGCTGAACGCCGGAACGGCAAACGCCCAGCAGCAAGCCAACTGGCCGTTCAACCTTCTTTCAGTGCTCGGGTCGGGACTCGGACTAGCAAGCGGTGGCGGCGGCATCACTACATCGACAGGCCCTGCGCCAACGAGCGGCAAATGATGAGTGGTGTATCGTCATTGATGGGAAGTCTAGCTTCGACCGCAATGTCGGGGCTGGGGCCGGACTACGCCCTCGTGAATGCGATCAGCCCGAGCGCGGCCAAGTACTACGGCTACGCCACTAATCCCGGCGGTATGGCACTGTTTCAGAACGGCGGACCAATGAGTTTGTTTGGAGGGGGAAGTCAGCAGCAGCAAACGGCGGCGCCATTTCATTCGCAGAGTGGAGCAGCGGCACCAGCACCAGCCAGCGGTGGGGGTTCGTTAGCGTTCGCTCAACCGAGCGCCAAATCTCAGTCGCCGCAGTTATCAGGCAGTCAGCAACCATCGATGGGGTTATTCGGCAAATGAGCGGCGGCGGCGGACAGGGTGGCATTCTTACGCAGTACGTGCTTCCCGGCTTGGAGGCCGTCGGCGGTGCTGTCAGCGAATACTTCGCGCCCGGCAATCCCATCGGCACGTCATTGCTCGGATCTGGCGTTGGACAACTTGCGGGCGGTGCAGCGGGCGGAAGTCAGGGACAAGGAATCGGGGGCTTGCTTGGGGGCTTGGGCGGTGGTCTTGGAGGATCAATTTACAGCGGCGGTAGCGGGTCGGGCGGATTGAGTTCGCTCGGGGGCCTTGGAAGCATGCTCGGCGGTGGCCCACAATCCGGCACAGCGCAGCCTCAGTTTGCTCCCCCATTTCAATCGAGTGGTGGAGTTGGGACTACGCCGCTGGCAGTTGGTGCGGGTACGGCTCCTATGGGCACAGGGAGTTTTGGCGGATGGGGTAGCCTCGCTGACGGTACGGATGGAACGACACCACCGTCACCGGCCCTTTCGCCTAGTGGTGGCGGTGCGACGGGCACTGCGCCTAATCCGAACCTTTCGCCCGCTGGAGGAGGACCGGCAACACTCGCCAGTACGAGCCCGGCGACAACGGGACAGCAACCCTCACTTCTCCAGACTGCGCTCGGCGCGTCGGGCAGTGCGTCGCAAGCGTACGCTAACTACATCAGTCAGATGAATCAGTTGAAGTATCGACCTGAGTACGCGAGCGAACATAGTTCTCCAGTGATAGCGCCGCAGCTTAATCCATTGGCTCCGATACAGAGTTCTCCAATAGCTCCGCCGCAGTTGCAGGTTTAAATGCCGGACGATCCCACACAGCAGCCCGATCAGAGTCAGCTACCGAGCTGGCTAAGCCGCGCAGGCAGCGCGATAGGCAGCGGACTGACTCAGGCGCTCCCCTACGCAGTTCCCGCCGTGTTGGGCGCCGCGATGGGGCGCGGCGTAGGCGGCGGACCTATTGCAGGAGCTCTGGCAGGCGCGGGCATGGCGGGTGGAGATATTCAGGAGCAGCAGCGCACGCAGCAGGAATTGTCGATGGAGCAGCAAAAGCTCCATATTGAGGCGCAGGAAGGCGATATCGAAGTCCAGAAGGGCAAAGTCGCATTGCAAGATGACGCTGATCGGAAGGCTTACGCCAAGACGATTACCGATCCAGACCAGCGCCGCATGTACCTAGAAAACCCTGAAGCCTACTTTCAAAACAAACAGTGGCAGAATTTCTCTACGGTATTGAGTAAGGACCCGACGTTCGCGCAGAGCAATCCGACCCTCGCCAAGTTGCTGCCTGAATTGGGGCCAACGATGGGGCCGAAGGCGGTTCAATCCGCGTTGAGCGGCAAGTTCCCCAACGGGCACGTCACCGTTAATAACCCTGACGGTACGACGACGGTGTATGGCCTTGGGCCGAATGGTGAGAAGACTCCCATCGCGCACGGCATCACACCGAAGATGTTGCTTGCTCCGGGTGCCGTCACTCAGCAGGACAGACAGACAACAGAGGCGGATACCAAGGCGACGGCTTCGGTTCAGAAAGAATACGACGCGATGCGAACGGCAAATGAAAAGGCATCGGGCGTCATGACCAGTATGGGCCTGAAGAAGTTGCCCTACCCCGATTTGCCCGACACGTTCGACGATTATCTCACATCGCCGGGAGGTCAGACGGCATTCGGCAAAGTACGGCAGTCATTAGGTAAGGCTCCGGTGGATGCCAATGCTCAACTGAAGGGAAGCGAAGCGCCTCCGACTCCGCCGAAGGAATTGTGGGGTAAGACGGTCACGGTTAACGGCAAGCGCTGGAAGATTGACAGCAAGGGTAATCCGACACCGGCAAGCTGATGGGCTTTTGGGATAACGCAACGGTCGAATCGGACTCAGGGGGCGACTACTGGGCCAATGCGGTTGTGTCCGATCCCAACGCGGGCTTAAAGAAAGGCTCGCCCAAGATTCCAACTGCCGAAGAAGAAGCCTTGCAACCCGTGGCCGAAGATCCGATCGCCCAGATGCAGAAGCATCCCTACCTCACTGCGGCGGCGACGGGTGCCGTCATGGGACCGACGGTCGGGATAGGCGAAGCAGCCAGCGCGATACCAGGAGCAAGCGCGGCGGCGGGCGCAGCCGAGCAGATGGCTTATCAGAAAATCTCCGATGTCGGCCAGAAGATGGCGGGGCCGAATCATCCCTACTTAGGCATGGTTCCCGGCATGGTAGCGCCGATGCTCAGTCCTGCCGTGACTCTGGCGGGTGGCGGACGTATCGCGGCCAAGGCCGCTACTGAAGCGGAATTGCAAGCGCAAGCGGAAGCACAAGCCCAACACGCGGCGGAAGAGAAGCTGGCACTCACCGCACCGCAAGCGGCGGAACTGGCGAAGCCTCAAATCAATCCGCAACAGGGACAGCCGCCGAGTCCCGAATTCGCGCAGCAGGCGCAAAAGCTACAGCAGGCCAAGCAGGCGATGTGGGCGAGTCGGCGCGATGCGCTCCACACCGTCGGACGGCAATACGATCCCATCTTCCAGAAAGTAGATGAGATGCCCCTGACGCCGGACCATTCGGCGAATATTTCCAGGGGTGTGGCCGACGCGAGAGCGACAGTAGCAGCGCGCGGACGATCGTTCTCGCCTGCGACGAATAAGTTGCTCGATGAGATCGACGGGCCGGTCAAGGAGGGCGGGAGGCCCTACGACACGGCAGAGAGCATTCGTTCCAAGGAAGGCGAGACAGGGCCACAGCCGGGAGCGACGCCTGCGACGTACATCGACTCAGCAAGGGCCAAGCGCGAATTGGCAGACGATCTCTTCAAGCGTAGGGGCGCGGTCAAGAATCAACTCGCCGTCAAGGGCGATGAAGTCGATAATGCGCGCACGATAGGCCAGCTTCGCGGGCAACTCTCGCGTCTCCGACAGGCGGCGGATAGTCCCGGCGTGAGCGCCGTCGAGCGCAGTGGTATCTTCGACGCGACCAAGCCGATCATCCAGACTCTCGATAGCGTCATCCCCGACGAGCAGAAACCGATACTTGCGTCGATCAACGCCCAATACGCGCAGGTCAATAAAATCCTGCCGTTCAAGGGCATGCGGGCAATGAATGCCGCTGGGACGTTGCCCGAGCTCGGTGAAGCAGTCTTCGGGAAGGGCAATCAGGCGGCGACGAATCTCGCACTGTCAGGTATGAACGACGGGCAGAAAGGATTGATGCGGCAGGCATTCGCAAGCTGGGCCATCGATCCGAATCGTAGTCCGAAAGAAGTTTTCAACCTGCTTAATTCGCAAAAGGACAATATCGCGAGGCTGGGCTTTCCGCCTGAACTGTCGTCGCTCAAGCAGTGGAACGATTTAGTGACGGGCGCGAACAAGATGAAAACGTTGCCCGATCTTCCTGCTCAGAAAGAGTTCATGAAGGGCGTGCAGCAGCAGATGAAGGACTCGGGCTACTCGCAGCAAGCGCTGGAAGCTGCGGATGATGCGCTGCGGCAATCGGCCAAGGGCAGTCCCAACATGGCTGCGAGGCGTCTTCTAGTCTACCTGCCGATGAGCGCGATGATGGGCTACGGCGTGCTGTCGAGACAGCCGGAATTGTGGGCGCCGATTGCGACGCTCGGAGCGGCCTACATGGGCAAGCGAGCGCTGATTAACAGTCCTGAACTGCTCCCAGCTTATCGCAACTTCGTGATGGGTGGATGGACGCGGCAGGGCGGCTCGGCTTTCGGTAAGATGTTCGTCGCCGCGACACGCAATGCTATTCAGGCGGCAGCGGCACCGACTTTACGTCCCGACAAGGAGCGACAAGCAGAGGCGATGACACCATGAGACGAAATTGGGTGATGATATATCTCTTGTGCGGAGCGCTTGTCGTGAGCGTAGCGGCCTACGCGCAGCAAAATCCGATACCGCTCTGTTCGACGACGAGTGTCACGTCGGCCTCTGTCCCTGTGCAGGTAAGCGCTACCCATCTTCAGACAACGTGGACGATCAAGGAACGACACGGCGGAGCGGAAAATATACTGGTATTCCCGATTTTGAACGGGGCGGTGCCGACCAGCGCGCCATCGGCGTGCGCGAGTCCGGCGACCACCTTCACGGCGGGAACCGGCTGTATTGAATTGGTGCCGGATGCATCGTTCAGCGATTCGGTTGGGTGCGACAATCCATCGTGCAATAACGCAAGCGCAGTGGGAGCGGGCTGGGCAGCAATTCTCGAAACAGGCTCGACTGCGGTCACGGTAGACTCTTGTTACAGGTAATCAGCGCCCACGGGCGTTCAAGGAGAATGGAGATGAGGAAAATATTTGTTCTGGTGGCAGCGGCGCTGATTCTTGGCACCGCGCAGGCAAGAGCGCAGCAGCCGACGTTTGCGATGCTTGCGCCTAACGGTTGCTCTGGCGCAACCCCTTACGGCAATGCGTCGTACTGCTTCGACAGCGTAACCACGGCCAATCCGGGCCTCTGGTACAACAACGCAGGAGTGTTTACTTCGGTTGCGACAGGTGGGTCTACTCCGAGTTTCACGACCGTGACGATAACTGGGACAGCGGATAAGACTCTCAACATCGCCAATGGCGGCCATATCTCCGATCCGCTCGGCACGGGCACATTACCCACTGTTGGGACTGGCACCGTGGCGGCGGGTGGCACCGACAATTCGATGCGCGTAACTGGTGGCACAAGTCCCGTCACGGTGACGTTCCATACCGCATTTGCCGTAGCTCCGGTCTGTGTGTGCTCGAATGGCACGACAGCAGCGGATGGGTGCAAGACTTCATCGGAAGCGACAACTGGCGTCGTAGTGACGACCGCGAGCACGGATACGTTTTCGTTGATTTGCTTTGGCAAATAATGGATGAAGGTTGTCGGTTTCACCGTTCTGATCTGGTGCTTTTTCGGCGCTTGCGCGTGGGCGCAGACCGCCACGGCGACAGCTACCCAGACGGCGACCGCAACGCCTACGGCGAGCCGCACGCTAACGCCTACGGCGACCAAGACTTCGACGCCGACAACTCCGACGGCTACCGCCACGGCTACGCTGACGGCGACCGCGACACTGACGGTGACAGCTACGGCGACGAGTACGTTCACGGCCACGGGGACGGCGACGCCTACGGCCACGCCGACACCGATCAATGGATGCCCAGCTAATGTCACGTCGATAAACCCAGTCCCCACGTCGTGCTGGCCGATGCTCGTAAGCGGGACGACGGTCGCGGACGCCATCGACTCGAATCCGGGAACCATCTCCGGCGGTTTTACCACCTACCCGACGACGTTTACGATCTCGACGATTACAGTAGCGGTGTCGTTCACGGCGACGGTAACGCTCGCGTCGCCGACCTCGGCTATTGCGGTGGGAGATTCCATCCTCATCGCGGGTAATACGTCGAGTCCGTTCAATGGCACTTGGGTAGTTAGGAGCGTCCCGAATCCGACGACTTTCACATTCGTTGCCTCGTCCAACGTGACGCCAATCGGTACGGGTGGCACCGTCACCGACCAGACGATTCTCGGCATCGCCTGCAATCCGTCCAGCGGCACCGGATGCAACATCACGACGGCACTCCAGTACACTCAGCCGCAGCCGTTCTCGTTTATTTTCTCTTTCTCAGGGAATTACGGCGGTATCATCCAGTTCGGCAACGCATCGTCCCAGACGGCGACGGCGGTCTACTATGCCGCATACCTTGACACGTCGGGACATCTGACTTTTGGCGTACTGAATTACGGGCTCAACTACGTCATTCAGTCCCAGCGTTCTTACTCCGATGGAAACAGGCACGTTGCGATAGTATCGCTCGGTTCCGCTGGCATGAAGATGTACGTTGATGGCTTTCTGGTCGCCCAGCGCAGCGTCCAACTTGCTAATTTCACTCAAGGGTACTGGTTCTTCGGCGGCATGAATCCGGCGGGATGGCCTTACGCAAGTTCGCCCTACTTCAACGGGTCGCTCTATTACGGTGCTTGGTGGGGCAATATCCAATTAAGTGACTTCGTAGCCGAGCAGGCGACGCAGCCTTATGCGACCCCGATCCCGAATAATTACTGCTCGTTCACGGGCAACATCGCATCGGTAGTGCAGCCGCCAGGGTACGCTTACGCCAATCAGCCAGTGACAATCACGGTGCAGAATCAGGCTCCGCAGTGCGGATCAACGTCACCGATTGCGTATTCGTACCAGACCTACACGACGGATTCGCAGGGCAACCTGCCTTCCGGCATCCTGATTCCGCAGGGAGCCAGCTTCAATCTGGGCATCAGCCTCGGTCCACCGATTCCGTTGGTGGCGCCGTGCTCTGCGAATTGTCCGCTGAACCTGTTCTATCCGACGGCTACGGCTACATCGACGATGACACCGACGGCTACGGCTACAGCGACCGTCACTGCCACATTGACAGTGACCGCGACGCCTACCCCGACGCCAGTCGCGTTGCCATGTCTCTCAGGCGGGCAGCAGATTGGCTTCAACATATCAACTTGCAACGCCGTAGGGTCTGCCACCTTGACGACTCGGGCGGGTGATACGCTCTACGTGGCGGCAGGAAATAACGGCACGGGCGCTTCGCAAGTCGTCTGGATCTCGGATTCTCAGGGCGACGTCTGGAACGCCAACGATATGCTCAATGCGGAAGGAACCATCCAGAGCGCAGCGATCGGCAGTTCATTCAACGTGGCGGGTGGCCCGACCACTGTGACCGTCCAGATTGCTGGAGGGACGGTTTGCAATACCAACGTCTACCTGATCGAGACGCCGCCGACTAATGCACTGGATGTGACGGCGAAGAACCAAAGTCCAGCATCCGGCACCTTCGATTCAGGCACGACGGGGCCGACCTATGGGATACAGGAATTCGCCTTGGCGGTGACAGGGCAGAATGGCAATGCGCTGTCGTTTGGACCGACGGCAGGCTTTACTGAGCTTAACGATCCGACCAACAATCAGTCGTTCGCCGCCTGCAACGTTGTGCCTCTCGGTACTGATGTCGATACGCAGTGGACGCCGATTTCGTTCTCAGGCTCCTATGCCGCTGGAGTTGCTGCCTACAAACTTATCGTCACAGCTACGCCCACGGGCGGCGTGACACCGACTCCGACGGCAAGTCCCACGCCTACTTCGCCGCCGCAATTCGTGCAGACGATCAGCGGCTCACATACGGCTACCAGCGGTACTCTGACATTCCGGTCGAACGCCAGCATCGGCGACACGGTATTTCTGTCGTTGAACGTCGATGCAGCAGGGACGCCATCGGTTAGCGGGTTGGGCGCGACATGGGTCCAGCTTGGGGCGCTCACTCCTGGTAGCACCGGGCTGGGGACGTATCTATACGCTGGCAGCGTGACATCGTCTGGCAAGACGGTGAACTTCTCGGGGCTATCCGCCACCGCGACGTATCTGGCATCAATCGCGGACTTCGCCGGTATGCCGACCACGGTTACGCAGGACGGCAGCGCCACGACCGGCAGCAGCAACGGTGCCGCGACCATACAGCCGAGTCCGTACATGAACGCGAATCCCAATGATGTCGTGTTCTGCACGGCGATGACTGGGAATACCAATTCGTTCGCGAGCCAGCCCACCGCGCCGTGGGTGACTATCGGTCCGGTGGTTGACGGCTCATTTCTGGTGGCAGGATCAACTTTCCAGATCGTGTCGAATAGAGGCTCGTTCCAGCCGTCGTGGGGCAATGGATCTCTCTGGAACGCGATGTGCGCAGCAGTGGAGTGGTAGAGAATGGCAACAAAACAATTCGCGATAAACGCAACGATGGCGAGCAGCATTCCGAGCAACAGCAGCAATCAGACGGCGGGGTCAGACCCTGATCGACGCTCGCTCTACATCCGCAACTACTCCACATCGCTCGTGACGATGTGGGTGGCTTTTGGACAGCCCGCTACAGCGGGAACCAATGGCGAGATGGAGGTGCCGCCCGACTTCGAGTACACGTTCGGCGGTAGCCTGAAGCCTTCCACGCAGACGCTTCCGGGGTCGTTCTATCTGCCCAACTGCCCGCACGAGTCGATCAACGTGATCACCTCGTCAGGAGTGGCGACAGGATGCGTGGTGACTCAATGAAGGCTCTCGCTGCCATCGTGCTTGCATTATCGCTGGCGGGCTCAGCGATGGCACAGACCGGCGGTTCTGGGAACACGACGCAGCAGCAGAATCCGCGTCCCATTCCACCGATCCGTGTGAATGTGACGACTGCCAACACTGCTCTCCCGACCTGCGGCTCTTTGGCCTGCTATTACATTTTGCTCATGCGGGCGAGCAGCACGATTGCGCTGCCGTGCTCTCTGGATGGGCAGGCGACGACGATCAAGGCTCTGCAAATCTCGCCGGGTGGGTTCACTCCAACTTTCGCTGCGTGTCCGGGGTACACGATCAACTGGGCCAACGGGACTCCGTATGCGCCTGTGCTGACGAGCGGCAAAGGCCAGATGTACGAGTTCATTACGGACATCAGCTCGCAATCGACACCCGTCTACAACGAGATGAGGCCCGGACCCGAATGAAGCGCGCCGTTCTCATCGTGCTTGCATTATCGCTGGCCTCTCCCGCGTTCGCATGGGTCGGCCCGCAACGCCTCGTCGTGACTAAGGCAACGACCCCGCTGCTCGCGTGCCCGGGCCTGAAATGCGGCTACGTCCTTGAGATGTGTGCGAACAGCAATATCGTGCTGCCGATGCCGCTCGACTTCCAAGCGCTCGTCATCAAGGCATACCAGAGTCCGACGTGTGCGGGAGGCTTTGTGCCGACCTTCGTGCCCAACGCCAAGTGCCCAACCATCAAGTGGATGAACGGGACGGCTCCGCAGCCTATCCTGACCAAGGGCAAGACCCAGATGTACAGCCTCGTCGGTGACGTGAAGACTGAAGCCACCTGCGTCTACAACGAGATGCGACAGGGGGCGGAATGAGGCGTGGACTCGCTCTGCTCGTACTCCTATTCGCATGCTCATTCGTTTTCACGAGCATCTTCTACGCTCGTCCGTTCCGCCAGCAGCTAAGTCCTCCAAACGCACTCGCTGCCACGGCTACGCCTACGGCGCAGGTGACTGCAAGCGCACCGAGCGAGCCGTGGGGCGTCAACAAGATTGGCGTGAACGTAGGCGGTACGGCTGAGGACGATAACAACATCGCGCAGAACCTATTCTATAATCCCGGCTTCGAGCCTCCGACTGATGGGCATCTGATTCAAGTCGGCAGCGGAGCGTCGAGCAGCAGCTTCTCCGACACAAAAGACAGTGGAGCGCCTACGGGCTATTGGGTCGGGGCTCTCGCCTCAGTCCGCACGGGTGCAGCGGCAGGCACGACATTCACGATTACCGGCTTTACGTCCGGCGGCTCCTACACCTTCGGTTCGTGCTCGCCAAGTTGCCCCACTCTGGCCTCTGGCGTGGGCGTTACGGAAGTCCTTACCTCCGTGAGCATCGGCGGTAACATCTCGTCCTCGACGGTCGGCGGCTGGGGCGCAAACGACGCGAACGGTGCGCTCACCACAGCGAATTCCTACGAGGGCTTAGGCTCTCTGGCTATCAATGTCGCTGACGGAAATTCGCACACCGTCCATTGGCAGGTAGATAATCAGGGAAGCGTAGGCGGCGTCTGCTCCAACGACAACGTGACGGTCTGCACCGTCGCCAACCAGACCACCGATTGCGGCGGCTCGAATACGTGCGTCACGGCTCCGCAGGCTGGTCCGTGGCATCCGATCATCGGGAACTTCGAGGCAGATTTCTACGCGCAGGCTCTTAACACGAGTGGCCGCACGCCGACCGTGCAAATTCAGTTGATCCGCAACGGCGTCTGGACCGTCTCGCATACCTTCACGCTGACGAATGATGGTGCATGGCATCAGTACCATTTTCCCTTCACCGGAACCGACGTAGCGGCGAATCGCTACGACTCCCTGCGGTTCAATTATATCGCGAATATCGGCGGGGCCGCTCAGAGCGGAGCGACCATCTATATCGACGACGATTACTTGGGCACGACTGCCACGCAGGCCACCGGCTTCCGCAGCGAAGCGCTGACGATGCTTACCGCTATGAACGTGGGCTCTCTGCGCTACATGATTCCGGACACGCTCGGTAGCAGCCAAGCCGAATTCGAGGGTCAGAGCGGATGCACCTTCGGCGGTGGACCTCCAGATCAGACCGGAACCTGCGATATGCTCAAGGGGCCGCAGGGGACCACCGGAGACAATCAGGCACCCGGCAACTGGTACATTTCATCGACTGACATCTACCCTTTGGCGAGTGCCTTAGGCGCCGTGCCGTGGATCTCGTTTCCGAATACATTCTCGGATGCAGACCTGAGCGCCTTTACGAATAACCTGTGCTCTGCGCTCACCACCTACAATTTTCCTTCGGTCTGGGTCGAGCAGAGCAACGAGGAATGGAACGGCACGGGCGGGACTGTCCATTGGGGCAGCAGCGCGCTGGAGAGCGGCTACGGGCCGGAGGCGGGGCGCAATTTCAACAAGATGAGCACGACCGCAACAGCGAACTGCCCGAGTGTTGCGAATCGCATTCACTACATGCTCGGCAATCAGGTCTGCAACAGCGGCATCATCTTCGGGGAGCTTCAGGGAGCGAGTTCGGCGGGCTTTGCCATCCCCAATACAAACCAGTACGGCACCGACGATGCGCCCTACTACACGAATAGCTCAGGCAACATCGACGTGGCGACGGGCTCCAATCTGGCTCAGGTCGAGACCTACGCATCCGACTTCTTCGGGACCGGCCCCGAGTACGTGCAGAATTACGTCGCTCCGTCGGGGTGCATTTACAACAACGGATCGATCTTCGCGGACCTCGGCACCATCGGGTCGAACAACTTCCTGAATTTTTACGAAACGGGACCGGGAGCCATCGGGCCCGGTCCTCCACCCTCGACCGAGCAGATGTATCTCGCGGAGAATACTTACCCGTCAGGCGCATGGATGAGCATGAGCTGGCTGCTCGGCATAGGCTTGCCCAAGGTGCCGCTCCAGAATGAATTCACTCTGGGTCAGATCGAGACGCAGCCGATCAACAACACTTCGACCACGGTGTCAGGACTCTGGGGCGTCACGCACGACCAGATAGGCAATAGCCTTGGGCCAACGTTCCCGCATCAGCGTCCGATCGCGCTGGGCATGCAGGTGGTGAATGGAGCCATTCAGCCGAACTACTACCCGATGAGTCCGCCGACGGGTGTGACGGCGGACGCGTTTAACTCAAATGCGAGCGCAACAGGAAACTGGTCCGCCGCTCTCGTCAACATGACCATCAACGTATCGCCGTTGGCGGTGAACTTCCCGGTGACAGGGACGGTGCCTGCCAGTTGCCAAGCGCTGTGCTTCACGAACAACCTTGCCGACAACAACGAGAACTCCAATGACGTGAATATCTGTCCCTGCACGGGGTTCTCGTGCTCTGGGCAGTCGTGCGGGATTACGCTTCAGCCGTACCAGGTTGCAGCAATGGATCCGATGACTTCAGCCACTCCCACGGCTACTGCGACTGCAACAGCAACTCCCACCGCGACGGCGACAGCTACCGCAACGGCAACTGCAACTCTAACCGCCACGGCAACTCCGACGTTGACTGCGACTGCGACCCCGACGATTTCAGCAACACCGACCGCCTCACCGACCGCCGCCTGCGGTCCCTTCGCGCAGTCTACGGTGATTGCTGGCGGATCGGCGGCGTCGATTGTCTACAGCAAGCCAGCGGGCGTCGTATCCGGGGATACTCTCTTTGCGTGGGTCGCTTACGATTACAACACTTGGGAGAGCGTGCCTGCCTGTAGCGGCAGCTGTGGAGCGGGATGGACGCTACTGGGAAGCGGGAAAGGTGGTTCGGTAGCTCATGCCAACGAGACGGCACTATACGAATTGACCGCTGGAAGCAGTGAGCCGAGCACCTACACCTTTGCGCCGGGAACTCTTAACGCCAGCTGCCCGAGTACATGCGGATTTGCCTCTGGCGGAATCTTGGCCTTCGCGAATGTAACCGGCAACGATGGCGGTGCCGTCGTTACTCAGAATCAGGTGGGCGGCACGAGCGTGGCGGCAGGGCCGGTTGTGACGCACTCCGCCGGTGATTATCTGGTAGGCGCCTTCGGCTTTGGTACAGCGAATAGCTCGGATACCCTGTCCTTCACTGGCAGCGGACTGACGCTCGGCAACGCCATTCCATTCAACAACAATGTGAATTGGGGCGGCGGGATCGCCTCGGTCCAAGTGGGGCCGCCGAGCACCTACGGCCCCTACGACGCCACCTCCAGCGGTACGCTGGTTGCGGGCGCGAGTATCATGCAGGCGCTGACGTGTGCGCCGAGTCCGACTGCTACGGCGACGGCTACCGCGACCGCCACTGCGACTGCTACTAGCACGGCAACGGCGACAGCTACCGCGACGGCTACGGCGACACCGACAGCAACTGCGACTGCGACGGCAACCAGTACTGCAACAGCAACTGCAACAGCAACGGCGACTGCCACAGCTACAGCCACGCCCACAATCACGCCGACGGCGACGCCGACACCCGCTTGTGCTCCCGCTGTCTCCGTCTCGGCAGGCTTCGCGCAAGCCGTCCCCAGCGCCACAGCGAGCGTCACCGTCACCTACCCTGGTGCCGTCGTGTGGGGCCACTGGCTGGGCCTGAATGCTGGCGTGGCGGGACCGAGCGGAGCGATCAGCTCAGTCAGCGATAACGTCAACGGAGCATGGACCAAGGACGCAGCGTGTCCGAATACCAACGGAGACATCGAGAACGAAATCTGGCGGTACACGGGCAGCCTGCCCGCGAGCGCTGGGAGCCTGACGGTGACGGTGACCTTCGGCACGCCCGACAAGGCCAACATCACATTCGCAGATATCGCAGGGCTGGCGACGAGTGGAGCGCTGGATACGGTGGGAGCGTGTCATCAAGGGAGTAGCGAGTTTCCATCGACAGGCGTCATCACTCCGGGAACGGTGGGAGACTTCCTGTGGGGCGGTATCTCTCAAGTAAACAGCTTGCTGGTTAGTATCAACCCGTCGAATCCAACGTTCTCCACGATGGCGGGCGGAGCGAATCCGCTGGAAGTGCCGCTCTATGTGCTTCAGAATCAATTCTCGACGGCGCAGGCGACTATCAGCGTGAGTGGAGGATCTAACGACTTGGCGGGACAACTCACGGCCTACAAGGTGTGTCCGGGAAACAGCACCAACGCGATGATTCCTTTGGCCTACTGATGAACAAGCTTAAAGTCATTCTCGCCGTTGGACTTGCGCTGTTTTTCACGCATGCGTTAAGCGCGTCTGCACAGACGGTCATCGACAAGCCTCAAGTCACCACGCCAAGCGCGTGCGGAGGCACCATCACCAACAACGCCTGCGTCTGCAACGGCGCGGCGGTCGCTGGTGCGTTTTCGTGCAGCGTAACTTGTCCTTCCAGCGGCGCGATCAGCGTTTGCTCGTGCGCGAGCACGGGAACCCTGACCGACGCCCTCACCGAGACAAGCCAATCGGCGACGGTGAACTCACGTCAGCGCGTTCTCTCGCCCAGCAGCCCGACACTCAGTCTGGAGGCGGCAGATATTCTCAGCACCAACACAAGCGCCTATACGGTGAAATCGACGGCAGGGTCGGGCGTCATCACTCATTCAATGGCGTTGCAGTGCATGTCGGGATTGACGGCGACGCCCTTCGATACCATTGGCGGACAGGTCAATTCGACGGCGAGCGATACATGGCTAGGCGCCCCCATTTCCAGCTTTCCCTTGACCACCATCGCGTGCGCGGCGGGAACCTGTACCGGCACGACGCTGGTGACTGAAGGCTTTACCGGCACTCCATCGGCGGTCATCGCGAACACGTCGAACAGCTCGTGCAACGGTACTTTCACGATCACGCCGGTGACGGGGACGACCTTCACATTTCCGGCTGGCAGTTGCAGTTCGGCGAGTGGCGGTTCGGTTTATCTGTCGCTCGCTTCTCTTGCGGACATCACGGAGCTTGGCATCGGTTGTAAGTGCGCAGGCGGCGTCCAGACGGCGATTAGCTCAACTTCGATGCCCGCATACCTCCTGCAAGGGACCAACACTGCCGTTCCCGCAAATGCTTCGAATAGCGTGGTGACGAGCAACACGATAGCGAGTAGCGGCGCATCGCTGGCGGATTCCAACGTGGTGGTAACGGGTACCGCGCGGACGAATCTCTCAACCTTCGCGACCTATATCAGCAGCGTGCAGACGGCTTGGGTGGCGCATCCGGCAGATTCGCAAGGAACTGTGCTCACGGGGACTTCGGCGACTGTCGCATTGCCGACGAGCGTTGCGACTGGCGACTGCGTGACGATGCAGGGTGGTCCCGGCAACTCCGCTAACACCTTGTCAATTAGTAACAGCAACGGTAATACCTACACACCCGCTCCGAGCAGTCCCTACACATGGAATATCGGCTTGGGCGGATATGCTTGGTACGTGTGGTACACACAGCAGCAATCGGGTGCGGGAAATCCGACCTTGGCTATTGCCGGAGGTAACTGCACTAATTGCGGGGGCGTCATCACGCGCCATTTCACGCCCCCCAGCGGCGTTGGATGCTTCGTGAAGAGCGCGACATTTCAGGCGAACGCCTCTAGCTTGATAGGGCAAGCGCCCGCGTTGGCTGGAACGGTGGGCGATCTGTTGGCGTGGTCATTTATCGGAACGTCATCGTGGAATACCGCCTTCACGTTGCTCAATCCCGAATTGGGAACGCCAGACCTCGCCTACGTGGGAACAGGTTCGACCGTCCTTCAGGACGGACACTATTACTACACCGCCACGAACACGGCGCCCGCATATAATGTAACCAATGGTGGCACAGCGTCGGCCAACGGAGGCGTATCTCTTGATTTCCAAGGCTCGCCCACCCCGACAGCGACTGCGACTCCGACAGCTACTGCAACAGCGACAGCGACTGCCACCGCAACGAACACCATAACGCCGACCCCAACGGCCACAGCCACGGCTACCGCCACTGCAACCGCCACTGCGACCCCAACCGTCACGCCTACGGCGACCGCGACGGCTACTGCGACCGCTACGCCTACAATCACGGCCACCCCGACCATCACCGCCACGCCTACGATAAGCGCCACTCCTACAGTCAGCGCCACCCCCACCGGCGGCGCGACTCCGGTGTGCAGCAACGTGACGATGGGGAAGCGTATCGGGGGGCTTCATGTGTCGTGCAACGGGGGCTTTTGATGGCTTTGGAAGCCAAAGGTAATGCTTTATAGTCATGAGACGAGGCCTAATACAGGGGGAATCAGGAGGGGGATGTCGGCTGGAGGCTGGTTTGTTCCGTTTGATTATGTGGTGTCGCTGGTCGGGGTATTCATTGGCGCGCTGGGCCTCTTGTGGTTCGGCGTCGTGGTGAGAGTCTTCGTGAACAACGAACGCCGCCTTGTGAATCTCGAAGCCTATGCGGACCCACGCAACGAGGTAATGCGTAACGACTTACTGATCGCGCGATTCAAACTAATGCTGGCGGATATGGAAATACGACTGGGCACGAATCTGGAGAGCAAGCGCGTGTCGATCGAATCCACGATCAAGTCGCAGGTCAATCAAGTGGTTGACGCATTGAAGGAAAACGGAGGCGCGGGACGGTGAGCATCGGAACGCTGATAGAGGCTATCTGCGTGGTGGCGGCCGTGTCGTGGCTGATCGCGGGGTCGGACAGCCTGTGATATGGACGATGACGGGAAGGTACTCGCAGAGCGAATCGAGCAACTTGAAAAGCGCATCTACGAAAGATTCGATGCCGAGAGAGAACTACGCGAGAAGATGGAACAGTCGGTTAACGGCAGGCTCGAAGGAATGAACGAGTTCAGGCATCAACTCGATCGGCAGGCGGCGACCTTCATCACGTGGCCTTCGTTGTTCGCTGTATCGACTGGTGTCGCATTAGCGGTGGCGGCGGTCGCGACGTTGATTCAAAAGTTACTGAAATAGGAGGCCCAAATGGACTTAGTTCTACTCGTGGTAGTGTTGATTCTGCTGTTCGGTGGCGGCGGATACTGGGGCGGCGCGTTCGGCCCGTATAATTACGGCTCCTACGGCTACGGCGGCTTCCTGCCGATCCTTCTCGTCGTCGTGCTCGTGTGGCTCTTGCTGGGGCATCGGTAATGCCGGACGATACGCCAGTCGTAAAAACGACCGTCATCGACGAGAAGACCGGCGCTGCCGCGACGCAACAGCCGCCACCGCCCCAAATCATCGCGGACGATAACGCGCGGAAGTACCTCGCCTCTGGGGTCATACTTCAGTTTCTGCTCGTGGTCGGGTATATCATCTACTCGAACAAGGGAGTGGCGACGGCGAGCAATACCGAACTGATGATCGTCGGTGCCGAGGTGACCTTTATGACCACCGTGCTGAACTATTATTTTGGTTCGAGCTCGGGCTCGACCGCAAAGAGTGCCGCAGCAGGAGACAAACGATGATCAACATCGCAGTAATCAACGAATCGACCGTCTACACCGACCAGCAAGCGCAGCAGACGATGGCCGCGCTCCAGACGCAGTGGAATCGCGACATGGCTCCTGTGTGGGGCATCGAGAACGCGACGTTCGTGTGGACGCCGAAGGGCACGACGCCGCCTGCGACCTCGTGGTGGCTGGTCTTTCTCGACGACAGCGATCAGGCTGGCGCGCTCGCCTATCACGACGTGACTAATACTGGCCTGCCAATCAGCAAGGTCTTCGTGAAGACGATCCAGTCCGACAACTCCAGCGTGAGCGTCGGCGCGTCGCACGAGTGCTGCGAGATGGCGGTGGACCCGACGATCAACCTTTCGGCGCAAGATCCGAACGGCTTGTTCTGGGCCTACGAGATTTGCGATCCCGTAGAGGACGACCAGTACGGCTATGACATCGGCGGCGTGCTCGTCAGCGACTTCGTGACGCCAGCGTGGTTCGGATTTCAGAGCAGCGGCGCGCCGTTCGACTTCCAGAAGAAAGCGGGCGCTGCGTTTGCGATTCTGTCGGGCGGATACGCGCAGAGCAACAATGGGTCAGGGTGGACGCAGACGACCGGACAGAAGGCGCGAGCATCGGCGATGGTGATGGCACCGCCGAAGGGCAGCCGTCGCGAGCGGCGGGTGCGCGGGAACGGCAACTTTCAGCCGTCGGCGCACAAGTTCTAAACCTTAATTTGCAGTTAGCCGCTGGCGGGCGTAGGGTAACGACATGGAAGAAACGGTAGAATATCAGCGCCAGACGCTCCAAGTACTGGAGAAGATTCTTGCCGCAGACCTGCGTATCGAAGCGCTGCAAGAAAAAATTCTCGCCGTTGATGAGAAGATTCTGAAGGTGCTGACCGCGAATCCAGACGTGAGTTCGTTCAAAATAACGGCGGGAACGCCAATAAAACAAGGAGCTTGAGGACAATGGCAGGAAAGAATGTGAGATCTCTTGGGGACCAGATCGCAGTAACGATGCTCGACGACCAGATGGTGACGCTCACTGCGGCGCCGGTGGACGACGAGGGCAATCCAATCGCCCTGCCTGCGGGTGGCGTGCCGACTTGGGCGACTTCGCCTGGTACGGCCGGTAGCGTCAGCGCAGCAGCCGATCCGACTGGCCTTACCGCCGTGTTTACCGGCACGAAGGGCGTAGCTGGGGTCGAGAACGTAACCGTCAGCTTTACGAACAGCGACGGCACCACGGCGACGGGCACCGCAGTCATCACCACGACCATCGACCCGACCGAACTCGACATCGGCGGATTCAATGTGGCGGCTGGAACGCCCAGCGCGCAGACTCCTGCCGCCAGCTCGTCCAAGCGTCCGTAGTCCCATCGCCAGCGGGGTTACTCCCGGCTCCGCTGGCGTCTTTCCCTTGGCGTACATTTCGTATAAATAGACGCCATGCGGAAAAGTATTAGCCTCGGACTTATCGTCGGCTCACTCGCGTTCTACCTCGCGGGATGCGCCAAAATCTCTCTCACCACTCAGTGCCCCGCGAATAGCGCAGGCGTCTCGTTCGCGCTCGCTGGATCGACTGTGGGCAATCAGGCTATCGCAATGCTTGGGTCCGCGCTTGGTGGCGCTGCGTTGATGGGTGCCAGGCAGAACGCGGCGGCTGACGCGACGTTGCCGACCAACACGATGTCGTACGAGTATTTGCCTATCTTCGGCGCGGACTCCGGATCGCTGACGTGCATCGAACCTATCGCGCCGCCGACGGTGGTGACTGCGGGACCGCCTGCCGCGATTCTGCATTGAGGCTGATAGCCTTGGCCCTCGCGCTGCTCTCGTCCTGCGCCGCCCCGCCACCCGTGGCGTACCCGTGGAACGTGCATCCGCTGCCTGCGGCGACGCCTGCGCCCTGCGTGGAGAATGTCTACAGCGACGTGCTAAAACTATGTCCGTAAAAGGAGAAGAACGATGAACCCATTCGGAGAATCGGCAGGAACGATGGCACAACCTAGTCCGAGCGCCATAGGAATCGGGGCCGAAAAAGCTCCCGAGCCTGCGCCTCACGCTGAACGAATCATGGAGCTATATCGGCGCGTAGGTGAACTCGAAGCGGCGCTGAACGAAGCCGCGCAACGCATCATGCGACTGGAACGACGTGTGGGAGACTAGCCGCACCCCGTGAATCCCGACTCGGCCTATTGGTCGAACGTCATCCTCCTCGCTCTCTGCGTCTGGCGCGAGGCACGCGGCGAAATATACACGGCGAAGCTGGCAGTAGCCTATACCGTAGTCACGAGAGCGGCGCACGGTGGCTGGTGGGGCGACTCGATCATGGCGGTGCTCCGATGCCCCGCCCAGTACACGTCGATGACGCATGAGGGCGATCCGAACCTGGTGGTGCTTCCCGGCCCTGCCGATCCGTTCTGGGACGACTCGGTACAGGCGGCAGTGGCGGCACTCAGCAAGAGCGTGCCGAATCCCGCGCCGATGGCGGATTCGTACTTCAGTGGGGATGTGGTGCCGTATTGGGCGGCGTCGGCGACGTTGATTGCTGACGTGGGCGACTTTAAGTTCTATCGGACGGTGTAATTCACGGACGGAGGATCTTGCCTAAGTCGTAGATCCTCTCCATTGGCCAATCCTGATCGCTGAAAACAACCACCGCGCTCGGGAAAGGCGCTGAACCTCCCTGATTGCCGAACTTGAGGCGTCCCTTCAGGAAAAGGATATACCGTGCATCCCAGCAGTCTTGCCACCAGCGAGTATCCGTGCGGGCTGGCAACAGACAGACCACCGTAATTCGATGTTCCGCCCATTCATTACGAGCCTTGCGTACGAATCT